ACTTCTTGCCAACTCTGTAAGAGAACTCAGCAGCGACGTCCATTGGAGTCCACTCATGCTCTGGGCGCTTACCTCTCGTCTTAGGGTCGCTCTTCCTAATTTTTGGCTGTGGTGCATCCTTCGGTTCAACAAGACCATAGCCTGCCAAGTCTTCTCCATCATCTTCCCATTTTCTCATAGGAATCCTTATCTCCTTCTTGAAACTTTTAGTTTCAGAATCTTTTAATTTATAACTATCTTGGCTATTAGGTACTAATGGCTTATGACTATTAGTACCACCAGATACATAGTCAGGTGAGGTGCGGACATTTTGTCCGTCATCTTCTTGGGCATTTTTACTTTCATCGACTTGATTATGGACAAAATTGGGTTCAACTTTATTGCCCTTTACTACATTGCATATAGCGTGAGATGGTCTAACATTTTCTAAACTATCTAACCCACCTAAAGATAATGGAATAACGTGGTCAATGTGCAGTCCTAATTGCCATCCAGGTTCTTTAGTAGAACGAGGCGCAGTTAAGTCAATTTCAGTACTGCATAGGTGACACACAGTTCCATAAAGTTCTAGTACTTGCTTGTCTTTCCAAGTTCTGCTGGACAAAGGCGGTCTTTGAAACCATGGGATAGCATTTAAATTTGGAGTATCCCCCTTTAAAATCTCAATTATGTCAATTCCTCGGTATCCGTTTGCTCGTTTAGACGGCTTTCGCTTTATAAACCCTTTGTCTTCTAACGCCTTTAAAGCCCTTCTAACGGTCTTTTCATTTGCTTTGCCAGTCATACCTGCCAACTCTTCTACTGAGGCCTTAAAAGAGGTGCCAGAGCCCGCAAAATGGCAAATTACGTACAAGAGCCTAAACTCATAATTAGATAAAGACGCTTCCCAGGCCAACGTTGGAAAAATTGCCATATGGATTACTCATCATCCTTGAAAGGTGAAATATCCTTTTTGTTCTCAGAATCCCTCATGTGGTCATCAACGGCTTGGCTCAATGACTCCATAACCGTGGAGGCTACAAAGGCTGCTAAAGCCTCTATAAAAGTTCCTAGGCTTTGGTGCATAAGGTCATGCAGACCCTCAGTATCTATGTCCAATCCCATATCTTCGATGTCAATCTCAATCAAGCCATGTGAGATATCCCATGTATCAAGAGCCAAGTCTTCGACGGCATGGATAATCACATGTGACTGAGGGCTGTCATCCCAAGCAATTGCTAAAGCATCTCCTGCTTTCAGTTGGTTAACTACTTCCTTGACTGGGTTTCCTGAGACAACAATGTCATCTGCTTGTTTGAGTAAATGGTCTAAGCCCTCTGCTGATTCTATAAAGGCTGTTACTTTGACCTCTGCTTCAATACAAGTTCGCAATACGCTTTGTATAAAGTCTTGGTCATCTTCCGTTACTGGAATAAAAACAGTTAATTCTAAATCTGAATAAACATCAAATAAATCCTTAAGGCCTTCACTGACGTCTTCATTTTCAAATGCGATTACTCCGATATTCATTGTTCCCTATCTTCCAAGACGGTTGATTATTGTTGGTTTATTTAGGTATTTACTCAAGGCAATTGCAATAAACGTTGCGGAGGGAACAGCAATTATTAACCCGCGTGTAATATGCACTTGAGAATATAGGGCGCCAAAACTTAATGGCAAAGCCGCGTATTTGTTGAGTGTTGAAACTTCCAAGATACTAAAGGTAATTAGTTCTGCAAGTTCGATGAGATATGTGACTGAAAGTCCTGTTAGGACTGTAGCGATGAGAAGGTTAACCATGTCCGCATACTACACGGTTAGGTTGGTGTACTCCACTCCCGCATAGGTGCGGACTCGCCAGAAAGCATTGTTTGGAACCCAGTCGTTGATAGTTCTAGCCAACCTTGGTACTTTACTTGGCTTGCTAAAGTACACGTAACTGTAAGAGTCGTGAGCCGTTCCAGCCCAAACTGCTCCAAAGTCAGACGGCAAAGAACCGTCAAAGTATTCGGTGGCTACTGGAGATTGCTCTAGTTGAACGCAGTCAATGTAGGCAATTGTAGCCGATGTTCCTGAAAAGATAGTTTCAATAGTTGTGGCAGTTGAAGAAACAGGGACAGGGAAAGTAACAATGTAACGCTCCCATGGATTTGTAAATGTTCCTGTTCCTGAAACATTGTCTGAGTTAGGAACTGATAACGTTGCTGCTGTTCCATTCAACCCTGTGATTACAGCGCCTGAACCAATACCTGTGCCATTTACAGATTGACCAATTGCAACATTAGTTGCATCCCCTACCGTAATTGTTGTCGCTCCAGAGGCTCCAGTAATAGTGGTTGTGACATCTCCTGGCACCGCAGCCGTATACGTATCGACAATTGTTCCACCGCTATCACGAGTATTCATAGTAATAAGCAATTGACTTGAAGATTTTGCAAAGGCTGATGTTGTGTAATACACGCCTGTTGTTACAGGGGAAGTATTTGATTTAAGTGACCACGCTCCTGATGCAACAACTTTTCCACTATAAGTTCCTGAATAAGCCAACGGTGTAACGTCAGTGCTTTGACTTAACGTTGGAGAACCAGTAGATGTCCAATCAGTAAAGTTAGTTTCAAAAGAAGGATTCTTAATAAGATTTGTTTTATTTGGATTTAAGAAAACATCAATTGCTCTTGCTTCATTGTAAGAAACACTAGACCCAGATTGCAAACACACCATGTCTACGTAATACGTTCCAGCGGCTGACCAAGACAAAGTAATTCCTGCGTATGTTCCTCCAGAAGTGTATGGGTTAACTGTTGCAACAGGTACAGAGAACCCTGAACCACCACTTCCAAGAACAGAAGATGGTGCTGTAAGTACAGTTGTCGTATCTACACCAGCACCAGAATTAGTAATTGTAACGCTTGTAACAGCACCACCAGAAACAACAACTGTTGCAACTGGGGATATAGATGGGTTTGTTCCTGAGTTTGTAGTTAACGTTACACCTGTGTAAGTACCGTTGGTATAGCCAGTTCCACCAGTAATTGTTCCTAGCGTTGCCACAGATGACTGTGCCGCGGCAGGAGCAGCGTAAGTAACTGAAGCAACGCTCCAAGAGTTTGTTGCAGCATGCGCTGAGCCAGCATGTGCAGAGCCGATAATTGTTCCAGTTAAATCATAATAACTAATTGCTGGGGTAATACTTCCAGAACTTAATGGGGACTTTACTTGAGCAGAAAGAGTATAAGTGGTTCCTGGAGTTACTGGTACCCCTTTAAGAATAGGGTTGTCTAATCCAAGCGTCATTGAGCCAGCATCTGTTGCAATAATTTTGCACGCATATTGAGTGTCAATAACTGGGTTAAAAGTCAATCCATTAATAGTTGTTGTTACTGAAGTACTTGGTACTTGGTCTGTAGCAGCGGCAAATGTAGTTGTATTTGTAGCCGTCCAATTTCCTATTGAATTATAAAATGTTGAGTCTTGGACGTTAAGCAAAAGATTTTGCGAAGTAGTTAATGTTGCAGGATAACTTGTCATTGCCTCTACAAAAGTTTGTATTGCAGTACGCGTACCTTTTTTAAAATACATATATAACGCTTCACGGATAAGTTTTTTTTGATTTTTAACAGGAAGACCAGGTTCTTGAGTAAGTCCTAACCCCACTGTTTGAAGTGGTATTAATTCTGTTGGTGTTTGTAAAGCGGAATGAGAAGGCAATAAAAGGTCAAGATAAGTAAGCAATTCATCATATGTAAATCCCATTCCGTTTAAAAATGAATACAGAGGAGATGTTGTGTCTACTTCACTTAAAGGACTTTGTTCTGCACTAGTAAACACACGAGGCAAAGCATTAACAAAATTTAATGAACTACTGTGGTTACTTGGAACAGTGTCTGAAATAGAGCCAGCAATTACCCAAACTTTTGAAGAAGTAAACAAAAACATACGATAATAAACTTGTCCACCTGGTGTAATTGCTTGAACAGTGGTTTTATTTTCTTCACCATCAAATAAATACGTTTTATTAATATTTGTTAAACTAGTTATGTTTTGAGCAATTTGTGAAGGTGTAAGAGTTTGCTCCCAAACAATTACTCCATCTTCAGCAGTTTCTGGAAACCCAACTTGGTTTCTTACTAATCTAATTTTGCTAAAAGTACCTGTAGGAGATTGCCAGTAAACGTATACTTCCGTAAAATTAATTGTCTCAATAGACATAGGTTCTACAGAATAAACAAGTCGCGGTGTTACACCGTACTTAGAACCACCATATACAACTGTGCCGTATTTTGCCACGAGTTACTGCCCCTTAACAACCACATAAAAGAAATGGACTAAATCCACTACCTGTACTTGTACCACCTGCTGTACCTGTATAAACAGCATATAGTCCATACTCAATGTTGGCAATACGGTCTTTTAAACTGTTCCAAGTTGAAGTAGTAGTATCAAATGTTCCAATCCAACCAGAACCTACAGTAATGCTAGTTCCAACGTTGGTTTCAATAGAGTTTACCTCATCTTGAAGGCTATTAACGTGGTCCGCATAAATAACGTCAGTAAAATCAACCTTAGTACTAAATGCTCTAATAGCACTTGGATATTGGGCTGTCATTTTCACTTCCTTTCTTTACATGTCCTATTTTCAGGCTTTTACTTGTAATTTACTGGCTGAACTATCGTGGGTCTATATCTGGAGTTGTTTCTAAGGTATGAATACGACTTTCATGGTCTTTTAATACAGCCGCCATTGCAAGAAGTGTTGCAACTAAATCTACTGTTGTTGTTCCATCTTTTTCAGTAACTGTTTTGATGTACGGAGTAAGACCAGTAAGAGACGTAGAGTTTGAAAGAGTTTTTACGTATATTTTTTTGCTTTTATCTTGGTGCTTTCCAAATTCTCCCAACCATACGGGAAACTCTGGGTCTCCACCAATAAACATAACCCATACACCCTGCCCCTGTGTTGGAATTTCAGTAGTTAAACTAGACAGTTGAAATGGCCATGCCCAACCAGTAACTTCAGAATCAGTTACTTGAGGTACAGTTAATTTTAAACGTCGTTGATTATTAGGGTCTTTAGCATTACTAACAACTCCACGGTATAGCCCGTAGTATCTTTTAATATCATCCATTATGAAGAAGTAAGGCTAATGTTGGCTTGTTGTATGCGAAAAATTTGTCCAGCAGTTCCTGTTAGTGTATTTAGTCCACTTCCTCCAAGAATAAACAAAGCAGTAACTTTTGCTGTCTTAACACCTTGTGTTTGATTCAACACAAATTCAATATCTTGAGGATAAATAGTGTCTTGAAAATTCATGCCATTGTAACCAAATGCCGTTACTAAAGCAGTTGTTACGTTTAAATCAGTTTGTGTTTGAGTATATTGAGGCAAACGAACATAAGTAACTGCTACAGAAATATCTGTATAAGTTGGTGGTTGAATAGTGACAGTTGTTCCTAAAAGAATTTTGTCAGACAAAAATGTACTAACAGCAGAACTCATTGTTGTAAATTCTGTAGTAGGGTTATTAATGCTGTCTAGGCCAGGTTGAGTATCAGAATCGTTGGTGTTTCGAATTGGCGCTAAATAAAGCGTTACTGAAGTCCAATTAGATGCAATTGCATTTGCTTTACCAACATTGCTTACCGTCTTGGCTAAATCTGCATAATCTTTAAGGGTAACAGCACGATTGCCACTTCTAAGAACAGCAGGTGCTTCTACACGAATGTTATCTGTACTTTCTGGGTCAGAGCCACCTAATCCCACAGTTGTATTTGATACTGTATATGTGCTTCCGTAATTACTTAAATTAGATATTCCTGGAACATATGAAAAGGTATCAATAACCCCTGCAGCAATATTTCCTAATGCGCCTTGACCTACGCTGTATTGCGCCCTAATAACTGAATGAATAACAGGCATTGCTCCGTTAACTCCGTCACCAAAATTAATTGTTACACTGTTGTTTTCATCACTTGAGGCTGTATATACCAAATCACTTGGACCAAAATCTAACAAGTGTTGCACTTGAGTCCATTGAGTATAAGTTGTTCCATCTTGTACGTAAATAACGATTGAGTTGTCAATAATTGAGTTTTGACTTAAAACAAAAGATTGATAAGGTGTTTGTAACGAAACTCCAATTTGCTCCCCATATTGTGGGTAACTTGGGTCTAAGTCTGAAGAAATTAAACTAATAGAACGACCTTCATAAGCCAACACAGTGTAAGGTCCTGTAAGAGTAGTTGCAGTTCCTCCAACTGTTACTGGTGCACTAGTTGTAAAGTAAACAGTGTAAACAGCATCAACAATTGTTACGTTTCCTGTAACAACAGTTCCTGTAGGAATAGTAATATCTACGGAATCATTATTTGTAAAAGTAAGGGTTGTAAAAGCATTGCGGTAACCTGCTGGAATATACCCGTAGTTTTGAGCAATATTGAGAACACTGTTACGTTGAGTAGCAGTAGTAATTGACAATTCATTTGCAGTTCTGTCTACATAATACGCAATTAAATCTCCCATATAAGCAAACGCTTCAACCAACGCAACGCCAAAGTCTGCTGGGTCAGATGCTGTCCAGTTAGGGATGCGGTCCTGAATTCGAGCAATAAGGGCATCACGAAGCGAGTAAAAATCACGACCCGTATAATCTACGGAAATTGGAATATTAGATGCTGGTGTTATGCTCATGCGAACTCCTGATAAATTGGGTTATTACCGTCGACTAAAACGTATCCTATATTTGTATTTAATACTTTGTTATTTGGAATTGAGTACGTAAGAGCCAGTTCCAAAACATTAGTAAAAGAATCTACAGTTATGTTAACAGTTTGTAAAGTTAATAACGACAATTGATTTGCAAAAACTTTACGAATTTCATCTTCAATCTCAGAACTTGCAGAATCATCTGTATCAAAAAGAAAAAAAGGAATTAACGTCCCAAATTTTGGGCGCATTATTCTTTCTCTAATTGCTGTTCCAACAACAGAGAGAACCCTATCTGCCCAAATTTGTTCTTGAGTAGTAGCAACAGCAACTTTTCCAAAACTATCAAGGCTAAATGGCAACATAATTGCCATCTCAGTATTTGCCATTACTGACCTACCCATCTGCTTGGTGTTACCGTATACCCTGTTGTGGACTGATTAATTGTTGGTGTAATAGAAGATATTGTAGAGGAGGTGGGGGTTACTGTGTTGGCTGTGGAGATAAGATTTTGGATGTTTATAGTAGGGTTTCCACTTGAAGTAGAAGGCCTAGTTGAACTTCCAATATTAAGGCTAACACCATCAGTCAAACAAGTGAATGACGTTTGGTATTGTCCATCAACGCTAAATGTGTGAATCGCTGATTCTACAACCCAATACCCATCCGTAGTGTCAGAGGTTCCCTTAATTTCAATTGTTCTCCAAGGAGCAATTCTAGGGTCTCCCTGAGCCATACCTTTAGCGGGTATAGACAATCTTGATAAATGGGCTTTTGCATCAGACGTGGTTTGAGAAAAGGATTGACTATCTGAAACCGAGTGAGTCTCTATAGAAGAAAACAATGGGTCTTTTGTAGTTGCACGAATATTTTTTCCTACAGTTTTAGGAGATGATTTTGTTTTATAAACTTTTCCTGAAACTGGGTCAACTCCAGAAATATGTTTAGTTGTTCGAATGTTTGTAGCGTTTTCAAAAAAATCATCAAGTATTGGCTCAAAATAATCTAGTGTATGGTCATAAGCATTTGCATTGTAACCCATGTATGTATCTTGAAAAGACAAAATAGGAACAGAGGTCATAAATGTATCAATCATTTTATCTACAGGATGAAAATGTAACTCTGTACCTTTTACTTGACAAGCATAACCAATTCTAGTTGCAAGTTCTTGAGTTTTTTCCCAGTAAGAATGTCCAGCCAAAGATTGTTGAGAAAATTTATACGGATGAGGTGTTACAACTGGTTTTAATTTATGTAAAGTTGCTATATCAGTAATTATTTGTGGCGCTGTTTTATCTGTCCAAATTTTTGCTGGACGGTCTTTTAATACATACGAAGACCCAACGCATGTAATGGTAACTCCTTTATTAATTGCTTGTTTAACAGGGTATGAAATTCCTGTTGCATATCCAACAAATGTTTCTTTAACTTTATTGTTTGTAAATACAATTTTAACTGGAGCACCAGTTTTAACAGAAGCAACAATAGTAGGAGTGTATTGTCCGTAGTACATCGTTAATACATCGTGTTTACCCATGTGTTGATGCAAAGTTATGGAACTAGGTTCATCTTTAAACGATGGAAGATTAGGAAAAGTAACTGTGTAAGAACTTTCGTACCTATGTTGTCTCTCTGGGTCAAGCACTTGGAATCCTTATTTGAGTTCCAGGAGCAATAGTATTTGGGTTTAAAATTTCAGCGTTAATATCTGTAATAGTCCACCAAAGTTCAGAACTACCTAAAAACTTATGCGCTAGTAAATCAAAACGGTCGCCAACTGCCCAAGAATAATAAAAAAAGTTTTCTTTATAAGTTGGAAAATTTCTGTATACAGTTAAGTTATATTGAGATTTTCTAGCATCCCATGCTTTAAAAAGAGTACCAGTTGCATATCTACTATCTAAATAAATCATTAGTTATTCCTTCTCACGGTTGAAAACTTAATTGACCTTGTTGATTAACACCTGTTGCTGCAACTGAATCGTAATAACGCATACAAGTAATGTCAACTTCCGTCATGATAGGTACCATACGCTCATCAAACATTGTGTGGTTTAAACTTAAATCTACAATTCTTACTAAATAATGCAACCCTTTTCCTAAATATAGTTCAACAGGAAGAGGATTAAGCCAACCACTATCCGCTGTACTTAACCCAGTCAATGGAGATTTGTGTGTTGCTAATTTTCCACCAGTTAATTTAAATAAATATTCTAAATCATACATTGTTCCACGTTCGTATAACAATTTTAAATCATCAGCAGGAGGCGGAGTATTTGTTGGGTATGGATTTGTAACACTTGATTTTAAACCATTTGCATCTAGATAATTCATATCTAAAGTTCTGTTTAACAATAAACTGAAAGTTACAGAAGATTGTAAAGTACCCATAACAGATTGATTTTTTCCACTTGCTAAAAAGAATGGATTGATATCTGTTGCAACACCCCAACCCATACTAACTGTAGTAGGGTTATACAAAAATTTAAAACCATAATAAGTGTTATCAGGTACTTTTCCAGGTGTTAATTTTACTGATGAGTTTAGATTTGGGAATAAACTACTCATAAGCATACGACCTTTAGAAAGGTTGTTTTGTAAAGTATTGTTATTTTTTAAACTATTGCTTTGAGGAGATTGAATTACTTCTGTTGCACCATTGTAATAAGTATTGCCTTTTCCAGAAGTTAAATACGCTTCTTTAACCATAGGAATATTATAAATATATGGAACAGTTGCTGGAGGATTGCTTGACCCTGGAGCAGTAGTGGATGTTCCTCCTCCAGAAGAATTGCTTACTTTGCCACCACTCTTGACAAACACTGCTTTGTTGTAAGCAGCAATTGCTGAGGCTTGTGCAGCAACATCTGTAGATAATTTTTGAGTTAAAGTTGTAAGTTTTGTTTTTTCAGTGTTATAAGCATTATTTGCTGCTGTTAAATTTGCAATTAATGTAGGGTTAGTTTGGTTTGCGCTCCATGCAGTGTAAGCAATTTGTTGTAACAATTGTGCTTGTTGAAGAATTGCTTTTTGATTGTCAATTGCCGCTCTATCTTGTATTACAAGATTTGATGCGGTAACTGTAGTTGCTTGCAAAGCAGCAATTTGACGTGCACTATTAAATTGACTTAATTGTGCAGCCGTAGGAGGAGGCAAAAGATTGGTATTAGGTCTACTTCCCCATCCTGGAACTCGTATCGATGGCATTATCTACTCCCTACTGCAGTTATGTGGGCGTCTGTTTTCAATAGGTCTTTTACTCTATTAGCAAACATTTTTGCATCTGATTCTGAAACACCTGTTAAACTTACATTAATACTTACGTTGTTTACAACACTTCCTCCACCAGATTGTCCCCCTACAGAAGCGCCAAAACCTTGCGTTCCCCCACCATATCCTGGAATATGAGTTCCCCATGCAGATTGATTTACAGCGCTTAAAACACCGCTTAAATTATTGCCTTGCATTAATGCTGCTCTAATTGCAGCGTATCCCTTTTGATTTTCTTTTAACGTTGAGATATTTGATTGCAAACCTTGTTGGTATGAAGTATATGACTTAACTCCAACAGAGTTAATATCAGAAGCACCACTTGCTCCCAACGTAGTGTTTAAAGGGTTATAGTGAGCAGAGTTTTTCCATTGCCCACCTTCCCATCCCATCCACGTAGTCATGGCTTTTACATTTGTGCCAGTTAATGGAACACCTAATCCTTTAAGAAAATCTTTTGCCCAAGCCTGTTGGCTTCCAGTACCAAGAATGGTTCCTGCTGCTTGAGTTGTTTGTCCAGAAATAACTTGTGAAGATAATTGAGAATTGTTTAAGAAAGTAGATGGGTCTACAGGGTTATTAGCGCCTTTACGCACTTCAAAATGTAAATGTGGGCCAGTAACATTTCCTGATTGACCTGATTTACCAATAACTTGTCCAGCCCTAACGTGGTCTCCTACTTTTACAGACTTACTGCTCAAATGACCATAAAGAGTTTGGTATCCATTCATATGGTCAATTTGAATATATGTACCAAATTCAAATCCTGGAGCATCATCAAAGACAACTCCATCAGCCGCTGCTTGAACAGGTGTTCCTACTGGTACTGGATAATCTTGACCTGTGTGAGAATTTTTTGCGCCACTCCACATAGATGGGTCAGTAGCACCATATCCTGTTGTTGCTGAAACTCCTGGAATAGGAGATTGTGGTCCACTTCCTCCGCCTTTAGCGCCAAATGAGGCGCCAAATCCTTGTGTTCCCCCACCTGTTGCATACCCAATTCCTCCTGCAATAATCTCTGGAAGAATTGTTTCTCCCAAGCCAGGTATGGCTGCAACAATACCTGCAAATTTTGCAGCGTTTCCTGCGCGAGAACGCATGCTTCCTTTGTTTGAATTACCTTTTATTAAATTTCCAGCAAGAATTGAACCCCCAGCAATAGCAGAACCCTTTAATAACCCAGAAGCATTATTCATTAAAAATCCAGAAGCACCCTTCATGGCTAAAGAACCGCCACCTGCTTGTCCTAACAACTTAGATATGGCTAATGTTTCCGCAATATTGGCTCCAGCATTAAAGACGCTTGCTGCAGCCATACCTGCACCAGCACCAACATTTCCAGTACCTTGCAAGAATCCTTTGGCTGTTCCAAGAGTTGAGGCAAATGATGCAAGAGCGGGATTAACCGTACTAGTAATTAAATCTGCAGCCTTTTGAAATCCATCAAGCATTGGTTGTTCATACGTTTGCATTAATTTTGCATTAGATGCATTAATTTGCATTTGAGCATTTACTGGATTATTTGGATTTGCTGTTGCTTTAGATAAATCTCCGTTTTTACCTTGGGCAAATTGTCCAAACTGGTATTGGAACATAGCAATTTGGTCTGGTGAATAACCCATTTGTTGAAATTGTGATGCTAGTACTTGTTGAAAATTTTGATTAATACTTGATTGTGTTATTTTTTGGTTGTTAAGTATAGATACGCCGTTATTGTTTGGCATAAAACGGTTGTATAATTGACGAGCAATTTGTACTTGGCTTAGTGGATTACCATTAGCATCAAGATTTTGAATACCCATTCCAGCCATAGAAGCGCCCATTTGACCTGAATACAATCCACCAATAGCAGAAGCAGCAACAGCATTTGACATGTTCATTGTCAGTGCAGCGCCACCAACTTCAGCAAGAGACTGTTTAAACGCAGCAGTTCCAGGGGTGTAATACATTCCATTAACTAATACTGCAGCGGCTTGAGAGCCTCCCATGGCACTTGTCATACCCATGCCCATGCTTTGACGAGTCATACTTTCTAATGCGCTACGGTTTATGTTTCCATAAATAGAAGCGCCG